ATTTTTAGCATCCATAAAGCCTGAAAGCCCAGTTGCTGCAACCCCAAGTGCTGCTCCAACTGGACCTAAAAATTTAAGACCCTTTGTGAGAAAACCACNAACTTTTCCTGCAACGCCAAGAACTTTGCTTCCAGCATCACCTACAGAACCTTTCAGAGTTTTTCCGAATTTAGAAAGAAGACCATCTTTTCCCGAAAACATCCCACTGAGTTTAGATAAAAAACCATCTTTTCCTGTAAATATACTTCCTATTTTACCAGAAACTCCACTAAATACATTTCCAAGTTTTCCTGATATAGCACTTAGAGGTTTTGAAATTAATCCTGATATAGCACTTAGAGGTTTTGAAATTAATCCTGATATAGCACTTAGAGGTTTTGAAATTAATCCTGATATAGCAATAAATGGCTTGAATAGTAATCTTCCGAGCTTTCCGAACTTTCCGAACAATTTCTTTCCGAAGAATTCACTAATTGAAGAGAGTATTCCACTTCTTTCTTTCTTTTTACCATCTGGCAGAAGGTTTGTAGAATCTTTAGTCCCTTTTTTAGCAATCACTTTCAAATAATCTCTCATTTCTGTGAAAACTTTTTGTTCCTTTCTATGCTGTATTTCTTGTTCTATCTTTACATCTTTGTCTACTGGCATAGGTGTTGGATGACTCAACTTATTTGAAATCTCTTCTGCAGCCTGAGCCGTTTTTTCCGGTGCATCATTTTTCTTCTTTTTATCTTTTTTAAACACAGTATCTACAGCAGCATCAAACTTTTTTCCCATTTTTTGTGAGACACCTGTGAAGTCTGCAGCCATTCCCAAAACCTTTCCAACAGCAGTCGAATCCAATAAATTTTTGGCAACACCCTTAGTCTTTTTGACACCAGTTACAGCAGCATCTGCTGAACCTTTCTTGATGGAATTAAATGTTCTATTAACTATCTCTTTTTTCTTTTTTTCATCTGCTTCTTTCTTTTTCGCATTTGCTTCTTTCTCAGCAAGCTCTAGCGACTTAGCAGTTTCTATTGCAATATTTTTTATACCATTAGCTATTTCTTTTGTTATATCACTATCAGTGTTGTTTAAAATACCGCTTTCACGGACTGGTTGTTTTTCTTTTGGTTGCATTTATAGCTCCGTTATTCAGTTTGTTCCTTTTCTATATAGTCAGCAAGTTGTTGTTCTATAAACATTACTTCGCCATATTCCATTTTGTTTAAATCGATGGGACTAATCGACATTTTGTAAGCCAAAATTGATTCTATTTCTAATAGATTCTTTGAGCTCATCATTGGCAATAGCATACTCGGGGAGTGTGAAAAAGGGAATATTGTGGCTTTCGCCGCAAACCTCCTCGCGAGTGATCTCAACACCCTCTACATCATATTCACCAGTTTTTATAGTCTCGGTGTGATTACACTTAACTTGTATATCTTGTACCCCATGATAAAATGATGCATCAATGATTTCTAGTATTGATACATCTGCACCATTAAAGTATTCTCTGATTATGTCCTTTCTTTCTTGTTGAGTTTCTATACCATCTAAGCAGTATGCCATATATTCGTCATAATCATCTCTTACTTTCCTGATAGTGGACTTTAAATAGTTCCCAACAGTCATAGGCTTGAATTCATATGTTTCACCATTACTTCCAACTGCTGTAACTGGAAATGGAACTCTGAGTTCTTCGAAAATGACTTGTGAAGAATCAAAATTAGTTACTTGATCGCTACCACATTTTTCACACTCGTACATAATATTATAGTCTCCAGAGCCAAAGGTTGCTAATTTTATTAAAACAGTTAAATAAAAAAAGTCAAAATATGTTATATCTTCTACAGGAATACTACATGTTATCTTGCTCATAAAAAATTCTATGCTTTCTTTATCTCGTAATGCTGAGCCACTTAAGAATTTCATCTCGCCGAAAGTTAATGGTGCAAAATAAACTGTGAAATCATCAGGATATATTTTTCCATGTGATGGAAGTGTATCTACCTCAACACTTGACATAGTAGTCTCAAGTTTTGGTAATAATTTTTCCTGCTCTTCTACTAATTCTCTGTTTAATTTTTCAGCAAATTTTCTTGCTTCTAAGGTTTCAGCATAAGTGACTGGTCTTTTTCTCTGTTCCATTCTCATTCCTTGCTCATTTACAAGTATTTAATGGATCGATGATATGTTGTGTGGGATTTTATGTGTGAAGGAGAAAGAGGGGCTATCCCTCGATCGTATGTAGATCACTTTCTACTACAGTGAATTGTAGAGAATAAACTGGAAGAGAGCCATCAGAGTCACCATGATATGTGATTTGTCCTGTCGGATAAGCCCATATTGCATTGGTTTTCTTACTACTTCTCAAAGAATTTTGTTTAGTGAACATTATGTGTTTTTTAGCAATTTCCACAGGTTGTACTACCAACCCATCCTTAGAGACTATTGTATCTACCCATTCACGAAGTCCTATTGTGAAATCAAGATTTTCATTGTCTATATAAGACATAGTCAATATTGGAAATGTTGTTGTTTGCGGGAATTCTAAAGATGTCCCAGAAATTGTTCCATTTTGAATACCATGGTATCCAATTTCAATATCTATAACAGGATAAACATTGCCTGACAATTTTGGGACACCATCTATAATGACATCCCAAAGGTTTGATTTATCCCATTGAGACGAACGAACATTACCGATTGTTAGTGCCATTGGGATGACCTTAATTAAAGTTCAGCGAAATAATCGTAACTAAATGTTACAGTTGGTTGAACAATATCACCAGCATCGGATAATTCACCAAGATCATAATCTTCAAGGAATGCTCCAAAGATTGTAAATCCATGAGTCATCTCGCCTTGTCTATTAAGTCTTTTTATAACAATTACAGACTCTACAGCTTTTTTAGGAAGTTGTGAGTTAGTTAGAGTTGTTACTGTAAGTTCACGAAGAGCAGTTAATGCTTTGTGAATCTCAGCGTTGTCACCCTCTGCTAATGTTATAGTAATAGATCCACTATAATCATAGTCTCCTGGTTGCTTAATCTTTTGTCCACGGATATTTACTTCAAGTGAATTCCCAGTCCTTTTTGGTAACTCACATGATATAGCACGGAAGTTTAATCCTGCTGCTTCGAATACTGAACCAGCACCGATTATGTTTATGTCCCAAAGATTTGATACCATGAAGTCACCAAGACTTCTGATATTTTCGATTGTTGGTCTAGCCATTTTTTCAACCCTCCTTAAAGTGCTGCTTGCGCAAGTTTGAAATCAACACCAGTTGGAGTCAGGACAGTAGTGAAGTACACATACTCAATTGATTGAACAGGTTTGATGAATAAGTCAACATTTAATCTATGATTATCAATGTCAACACCAGAGTTATTTGAATCGTCACAGACAGTATAGAAGTCATAAACACCATTTCTAGCTTTTATATTCTCCATGTAGTTGTCAATACCAACTTTGACTAAAGTACGAACACTATCTGAATTCAGATCAAATAAGTAATCTTCTAAGAACTCAGCAATTGCAGGTTCAATAACCATTAATAATAGACGAACATTCATTCTATCAAGACTTGATGGTCTAGAACTTAGAGTTTTTTGACCCCAGATCGAAATACCTTTTCCAGGATAGAAACGAATTGGATTAATTCCTTCGTCATATAAGTAATCCATATCACCATCTTTGAAACGACGAAGCGTATCATTAACAGCAAGTTGTCCTCTTTTGAAACCAGCTGGTGGATACCATATTTCATAGTTTGCAGCACTAAAGTTAATTGATGCAGCAGCATAACCATCAGGAGCAACAAAGATTGTTCTGTCATTGTACTTATCAGTAATTTCAACATGACAAGTGAAAAGAGCACCGTGTGATGTATTAGCATTTAACGCATTTTTACGATAATCAACGATTTCATTTAAGTAATCATTAGAAAACTCTTTAGAAATAGGCACGGATAAGATTGCCATAGAGTCTTTTCTATTTTCACAAACTTCAATAAGTTTCTTTTGGAAACCAACTGTTGCCCATCCACCATCAAGGAATAATGTCATTGGATAAGAGTTTTTGTTAGCAAAAATATCTGCAGCAGCAATCATGTTTGAATCTGTAACAGGATCTCCGTCACTACCAGCAACAAACTTAATAAGGTTATTTTTGCTTGGAGTAGCTTCAGGGAGAACTTTCTCATCAACCATAACATTAGAAATTCCACTTATATAGTTAGAACTTTTGAGTCTTTCGTCGAGGAAAATATTCACACCATAACCATCTTTATGTCCAATTATACGAGAACATGTAAAACTTTCAACTGGAACTACTACATTGTCTTTAAAGTAAACATTAATAATAAATGCATCTTTTTCTTTCACAATTTCCGGATCAGTTATAATTTCAACTCTAATATCTTTAGACCATTCACCTTGATCTGATGCAAATAATGTCATCGCCTCATCAGCAAAAACAAATGCAGAAGGATCTTCAATACCAGGAGCTTGTGCTTCAACGAAAGGAGCAGTAGCAGCAGAAGTATCAGCAAGAGCACCATTATTGATGTTCGTTTCAAAAGTCATAGTTGAACCAGCTACAGCGGATACAGTTTGAGTTTCAGATTGAACTTCAGAGTTAGAAAGACTCAATGTAATATCTATATCATTACCAACTAAAGTTCCAGCACTTATATATGCAGGAGATAAGTTTGTAAAAGTAACATCACTAGAACCATCAATCACACCAGATAGATCAGCAGTAATTTCAGGAGAACCTACGAACCCAATTCCAGTATCAGCAGTTCCAGCAGTGAGAGCAGAGTCAAGTGTTAAAGTTGAACCAGTTACAGCAGTAACAGTTTTTGCCTCAGGCACGCCATCAATAACTATATTCACAACTTTTCCATTTAAATCAGAAGGGATTCCAACAGAAAGAGAACTTACATCAATTGTGTTATTTCCATCTTGTAGAGTATTTACAGAAAACGAAACATAATCAGCAGACGCAGGAACAATTGCAGAACCAACACCAGTGAAATTAACAGTTGAAACTATTGGATTAGAAAGTGTTAATTCAGCAACATTTACTGCAATCACAGAAACTTCACCAATAGTATCAATGTTAATAACACGACCAACTAAATCATTAGCAGTTCCACCAACTAAGTCAGAAACAGTTATTTTATCAGATCCATCTGTGATTCCGCTTACATTGAATGTAACTTCTGGCTTTGGAGAGTCAGTTTCGCCCATCTGTTTGAAAGCAACTGTTGAACCAGCTACATTAACCGCAGCACCACCATAAAGTGCCTGATTGGCAACACGAGTTACCCATAATTTATGTGTTTTTTGTAGAACAGCCAATGCGCTGTAATATGCAAAGTCATATCCAATTTTAACTGTTTTTTCTGGTGTAAAGTAGTTCAATAAGCTTGTTTCATCAGAAATAAGTATTGGTTCATTAATTGGACCCTTTTTAGCTCTAATTAAGATAGAGTTATAAACACCATCAAAACCAGGAACACTTACTGAAAGATCTCTTTCTTTTATAAATACATTTGCAGCACCCATATATCAGTCTCCTTATTTGTTAATTAATGTTAAACCGACTGGAAGTTTTCCAGGAAGTTTATTTACATCAATTTTTTTTATTGTTTCACGAGGTGAAACAACGATCTCTTCGCCATCGTACTTTACAGTAATAGGTATTTTCACTGTAGAAATTAATTTTGCCATAGTAGACTCCATTGTAAGTTTAATTTATTTAAGGTCACTCTACCACCATTTCATCTGATGGAACAGGATTATTTACATCTATCTCATTATTCGCATAAACATCAGATGTAATTTTTTCTATATTTGAGCCAGATTTTTTATGAATTAGAACAGGGTATGTAATAGACATATCTAATGAAACTGCAACTACTGTACCATTTCCATCTAAATCCTCTGTTTCAAAATTAGTAGAAGCTTGTGCCTCTGCAGAACATTCTACAATACCAATCACTCCACCATAATCAACAGAAAATTTAATATGCTCACCACCATATACGAATAGATACTCTTCTATAGTTTCTGATAATTCTATACTATTAGAAACCAGTTTACAAGATATATCTATTTGTGCTAATCTATGATCAAATGTTCCATCTGACATTTTATCTTTATTATCAGAATATGTAATTTTGTTTGATCTAATGACCTGTTGTGGATTTGTAAGAGGAGATCTTGTCCATATGAACAAAGACCATTCATCAGGTGTTTCACTTTCTAGAGTTTGGAAAATTCCTTCCCTAGTCAAATATTGAATAGCTCTTGCTCTAAAATCTAAACTATCATCGAAAACAAAAGTTTCTAATATATTAAAATCTCCTAGAGTAGTGTCTTTTATATGACCCAGTAGACCTTCTATTACCATTGATGTTTGCATTATATTTATCCTTTCATTACAAATATTTAACTATGAAACTGGCACAATATCTACTACTCCATAGACTGGCTTCCCATTTACTCCATTCACAATCTTAGTATTCTGAGTTCTAAAAATCTTTATTCCGGACTCAAATAATACTTCTACTTTCGAATTTCTAGGAATAGATACATCTTCGCCTATTACATACATCTTAGAGCCACCATCATTAAATGAACTGTAGCCCTCCAATTCAAATCCAGTCATTTCTTGTTCACCATAAATGCCTGTAAACAAAAATCTTCCATCGTCATCTGCTGTTATATTATATGAATAATCTTGTGATGCATCATTGTACAGAGATGGTTTGGAAGTTGGAAAATATATATTTGCTTTCAGTCCATTCAGTCTCTGTAATTGTTTTACAGCTAGACCAGAAAGATGAGTAGCAAGTTTAAATGATCTTTCTATCAAAGCCATTGTTACACCTCTTTATAAATTTTCATAAACCAATCATGTATTTCATCTAGAGTATTTTTTCTAATCTTTAAGCTGAAAAAAGTTTTGGATTCGGTGAACATTATTTTAAACTCTACTATTGTTCCCATATCTCTAACTTGAATACTTGATCTAAAAGTCTTAAAAAGCACATCAACAAGACCTTCGTTGATTTCCGTTTTATTTTCCATTTTTTCGTCCATTATGTCCATTATACAATCGATAAATACCAATTGTCGTTTACTTCACCCAAGTTCTGTAAAGTAGTCTCGTATAATTCTTTTCCATCACCATAAATATCAGTTCCGTCATTTTCAAAAGGAAGATCCCCTAGTGAAAATCCCTTTCTTGATTGCCCTACATACATCATATATAAACCTTGAGTCATATCTAAAAACTCAGTTTGGTCAAAGTCAATGTCATCTAAAATTGGCATAACCAAAGCTTCAGCATAAAATGATCCAGAAAAAGCACATCTAACTATCCCACTATCTCTAGACCATGTCCAGTCAAATGGCACATTAGATGATGGATCTAATATTCTGTCAACATATGATAATGATGATAAGCTTATGATTTTTCTGCCATCTATTTCTCTAAGGGGTTGTGAGTAGGCATTTATTTGAAGTCTGGTTGCAATATCAATAGGTCTGTAGTTGCCATAGACACCTAAAGACCTCTTGACAAGACCAGATAATATCGTTTCTGTGACTTCTATATCATCACCAACGAAATATTGTAGGGAATTAATGCGGAGATATTCATTTAATTCAGAGATTGTCATGAATAACTCCTTATGTTACATTAATTTTTCTAAAAGTGTTTTACCACGAGGTTTGTCATTTTCTGACTCGTTTAGGTTTGATGCACCCATAAGTGTTTCAAGATAAGCTTCTTTTTTAGCTTCTTTTTTAGCTTCTTTATCGCCTTCAGCTTCTTTTTTAGCTTCTTTATCGCCTTCAGCTTCTTTATCGCCTTCAGCTTCTTTTTTAGCTTCTTTATCGCCTTCAGCTTCTTTATCGCCTTCAGCTTCTTTATCGCCTTCAGCTTCTTTATCGCCTTCAGCTTCTTTATCATCTTTTTTGTCGCCAGATTCATCTTTTTTAGCTTCAGCAACTCTTTCAGCAAGGATAATTTCTAGCTCTTCATCAACTTTGTCCATCATTTCTTCTGAAAGAACAGAAAATCCATCAGCTTTAAGTTTTTCAACTACTTGTTCAACAACTTCATCAGTGATTTCAGTTTTCGCTTCATCAAGAACAACTTTACCAGCTCCTTCAACTAGAGCAATTGCTTCATCTAAAGGAACTTCAATATCTCCTTCAACTACAGTCATACCAGCTTCCTCTAAAAGAAGTTTTGCTGCAGCTACTGCTGATGCCTTTTCATCTAGTTTTCTTAAGTCTTTAATTGCCATTATAATTCTCCGTCTGTTACAGTAATATATTCATCCGTGATTTGGATGTCATAATTTGGACTCATAGAGTCAATCTTTTCAGCCATTGCAGTTAAATCACTACAAACAACTTTTATTCCATCTTCATGTATCTCAATTTCAACTCCATCAGCATCTAGAGCTTCTGCGAGTTGATCCATACTCATATCTGGTATAGTATCTCCAACACTCTCATTAGCACCTTTCTTAGTCGCATCAATAGTATATTCACCAGATACTGTAAAGTTGTACTCAACTGAGAACACTGAATTAAGAAGTTTCACGAAATTGTTAGCTGACATTCTTTCTACAGTGATAGTATATCCAGCACCATTAGCAACAATTTCAGTTTTTTCATAAACTCCTACAAAGCTTGAAAGATCAGAAGGAATGATATTTTTTTCATTAAGCTCTTTCTCAGTTACAATCAGACCGCTCTCAGTTAATTTAACATCGAGTTTATCACTATTTCTTAAGAACTCAGCAAGTGATTCTATGTTTACCATAAATAACTCCTATTTATCTTCAGTTTCAATTTTCACATCATTAGCCTTAGACTTTGAAGATTTTGCTTCTTTTGCCTTTCTAGCTCTAGCCTGTGCAGCAGTCTCTTTCTTTTCCGTTACTTTTGGTTCAGATTCAGACTCTTTCGTTTCATCCACTTTTGGTTCAGATTCAGACTCTTTCGTTTCATCCACTTTTGGTTCATCATCCACTTCAATTGGAGTGATCTTGATTGATCCGGCTGGAAATAAAACTTTATCTTTTCCATCGATAAATTCGATGACTTTAGTATTTCCTTTGAATATAGAAGTTGGAACAGTATTAATCTTTAGAATTACTGTATGTTCTAGAAGGTTTTTCGCATTATATTTTTTCGCAGTCACATTTTGCTCCTTGTGTTTTGGAATATAATTACTTTTATTTAATTACATATCAAAGCACAAGAGTAG